AGAAGCACGAAAGTATAATTGTTCTTGCAATTCAATCATCCTATGTACCTTTGACATGAACTCAACATTACCTTCTGGTGTTTTTAAACCACCACCAAGTATTAGATCTTGTAGATCTTCATTAGTTTCTACTAGTTCAGCCGCTTGAGCTCTAACTACATCGTTGTCAAAGAATCGCATAGAGATAACAGTGTACACTTATATTTATCCTTATCTATAGCGAGAAATGGTTCGTACTTTACTACCTTCTTTCTTATTTCAGGCCACACTACAGGTTCGGCAATATTCTTATTAAAATATGGTATGAAGTTTACTAATTTGTTTAGAATAACAAAAGATTCTAAACTTATATTCCCAGACAAATGTTGTTTCAATACAATTGGATGACTGCCATTCTTGATCTTAAATAAAGAATCGAAGTCAGAACCCAACTCTAATAACTGTTCCATCTCATTCTTAAAAATGAAAGACAGACTCTGAATCTTACTCTCCCATTCAGCATATACTTTTGATTTGTATACAGATATATTACCTATCCATGCTCCATCATCATGAATGAAATGACTTACGAAAAAATTAATTAATTCTTCTCGTTTAAATTTTTTGCCCAGTTTTTTAAAAAAGTACTTATCCTTTCTTTTCTCGAAGGATTGTTTACTAGCACGTGTTTTTCCACTGAAAATAAAAAAGTTATAATTTTCTTTTGTAAAGTGTAATTTAAGTGCGAGATACGTTTGGTAAACTTCATAACCCTCCATCTAGACTGGTAACTTTGCTTTAGATGAACGTTTCATAAAGGATAATCTCTGAGCATCATACTTTAATTTCTCCTTTAATGTCTTAGACAATAACTTTGGAACTGATTCAAATTCAATTTCATTCTCTTCGCAATAAGAAATTATAGCTTCGATATAATTGAGACTACCATTACTTTTTTTGACAATGTTCTCTATCTCCATAGAAAACTTAGAAGATGTCATGAACTTGTCATTCAAGACTTGATTTAAGGCATCTTTGCTTTTATTCATTAGCAGATTTCCACTCTCGTATATACTGAGTAAGTTTTCTAATGTATTCAGCTTTGTTGTGTTTTTCATAGACGATACATTCTCCATTTTCACATGACATAATGATTACTAATTTCTTTACTATTATACCAGTTAACTCATACAACATGCAAGCGTATGCAACAGTTTGTACGAAATAACCTTGGATCCATTTCTCAGGTTTTGGTTCCTTTGAAGTTTTGAAATCTATTACTGCAAGTTCTCCATTGTATTCTGCAATACAATCTACAGTACCTGCTATACCCAACTTAAGACTATATAAGGGTGCTTCTAGAGCATGTATCCTATTTATATTTTTTAAATATGGTTTGGATATAGTAAAGAGTAAGTTGGGTAATGGATCAACCTCTGGTAGATCTTCATTCTTAAGATAATGTTCTGTAAGGGTATGAGTATCAGTACCACGGCGTGTAGCCTGTCTGGTAATCTTATTGGCCTTTTCAGCACCAACCCTTTGTCTCCATGCTTTAATACTTTTAGCACTTTGAAAACTAGTAACAGTAGTAACTGAAACTAACTTAGTACCTTCTTGGCCTGGTACTTCATAGTACCTTTTACCATCAACCTCTACACGTTTTAACTTCTTTGGTAAGTCAATAGATACATGTTCAAACATTACAGACCAAGAGCAATTTTATTTAAAAGATAACTACGTATCAATCCTGAACGTACAATATCTTCTATACCAAATTCTACCATACCAAACTCATTCATAAGACGTAAGATATTCATAAAGTTATGAATACCATTCCTTTCATTAGTCTTAACTAAATCTGTTTGATTGGCATCACCACAAAATATTATCCTAGTATCTTCACCAACACGAGTAATGATAGAATCTAACTCATGGAAATTAAGGTTCTGACATTCATCTACTATAACAATAGAACGGTCAAGAGTAGTACCTCTTATGAATGAAGTTGACCAGAAAGAAATAGTTTCCTGTGCTTTAAGATTACCATACAACATCTCGAAAGAATTATCATCTGGCATCTCAAACATATATCTTACCATATTAGTGTATGGTATTTGATATAGATATGATTTATCCTCATGATCGCCAGGCAAGAACCCAATCTCTCTAGTAGATACTAATGATCTTACAATATAAACTTTTTCGTATGGGGAATCATTCTTAAGTACTTCATTTAATGCAAGGTACAATGCTACAAAGGTCTTACCAGTACCAGCAGCACCATACATAAACAAATTCTTTTTATTATTCCAATATTCAAATACTTTTTCCTGAGATGGTGTTAATGGTTTTATATCAACCATCATCTCAGTATTAATTGGTTTCTTTTTCCTGAGTCTCTTAGCTTTTACATTAGAAAATGTAGTATTCTCAGTAGTTTTTTTAGCTCTTGGCATACTTAAAATCCTCTAATGTTAGAGCCAGGATTTGTATCTCTAATCCTATTAATCTTTTTTTGAAGATCACCTGGCACTTTATTTCTCCAGTCGCCAACCTCACTAATAGAGGAAGCATGACCTGCTTGCCAATCCTTATCCCAATTAGGATTTTCTTTTCTCCAAGTATCATACTCAACCATTGTCATGGAGAGTTCTTTCTTTTCTTTAGTTTCTTTATGTATGACTGGGTATGTTGGCATAATTGTTAATATTGTGTAAAGTTATTTAGACTATAACATCTGACATTCAGGAGTAACTCTGATGTCAATTGAATTAGTATCAACTGATTTTACTTCACCAAGTATATCACATGCATCTTCATATGTCAAAAAACGATACTGATTAACTGGCAACCAAACGTCATCACTATTTTTTATCTCCAGCTTGTACTGTCCACCCAAGTGCCTCTGAGACAGTGGGGAACTGTTCGATGAAGACTTCTCTACATCCTTCTGCGATGAGCATGTGTTCTTTCTGTGTTCCATGAGCAGATCTTAAATTAATATAGTGGATCCATGAACGGCATGAACCAGTCATGTAAATTCTTGTGGGAGTTGCAAGTGGTAGTACCATTCTAGCACACTCTTTAGCAACACCATCCGCCAGCATCTGTTCATACAATGCAGTAGCAGAATCAAATAGAGTTTGAGTTTGTAACTCTAATGTTTGTTTTAGAAATGGATCTAAATCATCAGTAGAATTCTGACGATTCTTTGTATCCTGTCTACGATATTCTGGTGTAGGTATCTTACCTAGACTAGTACTAGCAGCATACCTTTGAGAGAACTCTTGGAAGGTAAAGGATCTATGACGTAAGATCTGTGCTGCAATAGCACGTGTAGTCTCTATCTCTAATGTCATAGAGGACTGTTCAAATACTGACCAATGTTGATGATTAATACAGTACTTCAACAGTCCAGCAAATTTTTCATTGTCCTGATTAGATGGGTTAGATACTCTGGCAACATATGCCATAAGTTTCTCTGCATCAGGAGTAACAGTAACAAGTTTTACATCCATAATTTAATCACGTTCACGTTTTTTTCTTACCTTTTTCTTAGGTGGTTCAGGTTCATTTTTAGATTTCCATAGAGCAGGTGTGATCCTACCCTCAGTTTGTTTCAACCATTGAAAACCTTTCTTATACTTATCATAGTAAGTATCAAAGAGTTCAACTGCTGTTCCTGACATGGCAATATCATGTTTAAGAACTTGATCTTCACCCATATAGCATACTAAGTATGCATTGTATGGTAACTTCTTATCCTTTGCCAATTCAGGATCACAGGCTTCATGAATGATATTCATTTACCGCTTCTATTACCCCACTCAATTTCTGGGAATGCTTCAGAGATACATGCTTTAGTAATCTTATATCTCTTACCCAATGTCTTATCCTTAACCATACACAGAACCTGTGCTTCATCTTCTTGAAGAGCTTCAAGTAACTGAACAAACATCTGTTCTCTCTTTATTTTATTAAGACCATCATTACCACCCTTTACGTAGTGATAAAGTTTCTTATACTCATGAAATAACATAGTATGATCAGTACCAGGCGGTGAATCATTTTTTCTATATGGTACTTCTCCTTTAGGAACCATACTGACAACAGATTCATCATAATTCCATATAAGAAGAGCTCTTAAAGCAGGTGTCGAATACTTTTTAAGTAATGCGATCTTCTCTTTTTTAGTTTTTGCATTTGATACTTTCTGAAACACTTCAGATAGTAACATCTTTTCAACTGGTAATTCAGCCATTGTAAAACTCCATTAATACATTAGTCATCTTCAAGTTCATCCTCATCAACAAATCTGACAGATAACAATTCTTCATTTAAATAATTTCCATTCCTATCTAAGAACTCTGGATGTATATATTCTTCGGTCTGGTGATGTGTAACGTAATACGCATTAGCAAACCATCCTAACATAAATCCAATTACTGTTGCTCCTATACAGAATAGACAGGTAAAAACAAGTGTAGTTGCTTCTGTCATGACATCCTCCTTTAATTATCGTTTGTAGAAATTTTCACCTCCACTCGATAATGTTTTCTGAAGAAAGAAATCATCCGATCAAAGTGAAGTAGGTAAGTCGGTTTAGGCTTTAGTCTACCTCCCATCATCGCTTTTACATTTTTATTTAGATACTTTGTAGGTATCCCTAAGCTAGTACCTTCAGAAGAATGTAATTTGGTGAGACTGTCTTTGGTGACGGTCTCCTTTTGTTTGGAAGATTCTCGAAGATTGTCTGACATGCTATCTTGTTGGATGTTGTAACAGAATTTATACTTTCTGTTATCTTTTTGAGTTTCTTTACACCAGAGATATTAGGATCATATCCAGTAATCTTGGCACCAGAGCAAGAAAGTTTATTCCCTGATAAGAATAAAAGATCTTTTGTTTTTACATTAACAAGAAAGATAGATGTAGCATCTATAATCTTTGTCTTGTCAACAGGCTCATACTCAATGTCCTCTATGATAACAGATTCCTCTATTAAATGCAAGCCCTTAACAAGTTGTTCAGGTGTCTTCAGTTTTTTTCTACGTGTAATTTTTTTATAATCTTTATATCTATTAGCTTCTTCTAAAAATTTCTGTAACATAGAGATAAAATCTCTGAGCTCAGACTTATTAAATTGTCCATAAGCCTCAGCAAGATTTTTATCCCCAGTTAATGCACCATCAAGTTCCTTTATCTGTTGAGTAACAGTAAAAGAATGGTCTGATACATATTCGTTGATAGTTTTTCTATCAAATTTGGCAGACTCAAAGTATTTAAAAAAATTAGTCTTACTTTTCTTTTTTGTCTTTGAGTAATCATCCATCAGTGTGTCAACGAATTCACAAATGGCGTCTACATCATTCATAATAATTTGTGTCTCTGTAAATACTGTAGTGTGTCTTTACATCCTCCAACATGATAACCATCAATGGATACTTGTGGGAATGTTGCTTCTTTACCAAACTCAGAATAAAACTGTTCCTTAGTAAAGTGTTTGTCGTATTTATATTCTAGATAAGATATCTCAACGCTATCGAACAGCGTCTTTACTCTATCACACCATTGACAATTGTCTTTGGAATATAAAACTGCTTTCATTGTACTTACTTAGTTTTCTGTCCAAGTTTTCTGGCTATATTTAAAGGGTTCTTCTGACGACGTTTATAATCTTTAAGCATCTTATTCAGTTGACTTGCCCTTAATTTTTCAAAGTGTCTACGCTGTTGATTAGAGATTGTTTCATTCTGTTTAAAGAT